TAAGAACGTCAAGATCGGCAACCTTGACGTAACGCCTGACAAGACTGGTGCTGTTGGTGCAGATCGAATCCCGCCAATGGTCGAGCGTTACTTGACAGGGCTTAGAATTAGCGGACCAGGCAACATCGCAATCAAACGGAGCTGATCATGAACTTCGGCAAAGAGGACTACGTTGGCGGCTCTGAAATCATTGCTGACACCAGCGAACACACCGGTCGTTGGTGGAAAATTGTTGTTGCTGAAGCTGACACCACGTTTGCCACGTTGACTGGGTCTAATTTCACGGCACCTGGCAGCAGCGAAACTTTTCCTGTCAATTTCGAGTTCATTGGCAATTTCACTACCATTGACCTCGGTGCTGGCAAGGTTCTTGCTTACAAGGTCTGATGGGACTTGCTCAATCCCTTGAAAAAGTGGCCGGTACTGTCATCGCAAAGTTCGGCGGTGATGTGACAGTTCGTTACGTTTCTGCTGGCAGTTATAACGCCACGACGGGGGCAATTGCTGAGACAGCCAGCGACACCGACGTCAAGGGTGTCTTGGAAGATGTGAGCGTTCGCGAGGTGAATGAGCTTGTTCAGCAAGGTGATAAACGTTTAACGGTTGCTGCTACTGATTTGCCATCAGCACCAGAAACAAAAGACCGCGTTGTAATCAGCACGATTGTGCATCAAATTATTCGCGTTGAAACTACAGAGCAAGACAACACGGCGATCACTCACGAACTAATCCTGAGGGCATAACGATGGCACGCAAGATTCAGCTCAATCAGGTTGCGCCATATTTTGCCAAGCAGATTGAAACGCTTGTGAAGGCCACAACGTTTGAAGCTGAAACGCGGATTAAAACTGCAACGCCTGTTGATACAGGCAGGTTGCGTAACGCTTGGCAGAGCAAATTAAACGGGCCGTTTGAAGGTGAAGTGATTAACAACATGGAATATGCCGAACCTGTTTGCTATGGCACCAACCTTCCGCCTTCATGGAAAGGCGAATACAAAACACGGCAAAGCACGGTTCCGGGTTTCCCTGACTTGATTGCTAAAGAACTTGAATCATGGGCCGAAAGGGAATATCAAAAAATTGTTAGAGGTATGGGCTGATGGCTGCTGCTGATCTCAATGCAATCAGGGCCATTATTGAAGGCAGGCTTGCGACAGAGCTAGCTAGCAGCCCTGCCATCCCAGTCGTGTTTCACAACATGGCGTTTGAGCCAACGCCTAATTCATCGTTTGTTCAATGCCTTGTCAGTTTTGGGGCAAGCGAGTATTTAGGCCAAGGGCTTACAACTAATTCTCAGAATCGAATTGTCGGTCTTGTTGTAATCAGCATCTTTTCCGCAAAAGGTGTTGGCCCTGGGGCTAATTTTGTTATCGGCAAAAGGATTCGAGACCTTTACAATAGGGTCATCGTGTCGGGGGTTTTCTTCGACGCTGCAACAGGTCCAGAGGCACTGCTTTCAGCAGCACCCGAGGGCTACTTCCAAACCCAGGTCCGTGTGACCTTTGAATCCATCGAGGAACTCTGACCATGGCAACAATCCGAGGCGAACAAGGCGCTGTTCAGTTTTCAGCTTCTGGCGGCAGCAATGCAACAGTCGTTGGCACTCGTAGTTGGAGCTTAACCACTACGAAAGAAACGCTTGACACTTCAAAACAGGGCGACACCTTTCGCAGCTTTGTTGGCAGCATGGTTTCCGGCTCTGGCACTGTTGAACTGGTTTATGACCCAGACGCAACAGGCCAAGCAGCGTTCCTTGAAGATGTCATTACGGCAGCAGATCCTGCAGACGCATCGTTTGAGCTGTTTACAACTGGAACCTCCTCAGGCAGCGATTCGGCTGTCTTTACAGGCATCATCACCGACATGGAGATCACTTCAACTGTTGGCGAATTAGTCACTGTGTCCTGCAACTTCGTCACTAGCGGCATAATCGCTTTAAACCTGCAATGATTTAGGTCTATAATTTAAGCGCAAGCTTTTATTTAATGGCTCAAAATCGCACCGTCGATCTGCTGGTTGGGGCGTTTGATCTCAACCAGCGCCGCAAGTTTGAACTAAAAAACGCTGAAGGCAAGAAAGTTGTTGATCTGTTTTTCAAACCGATCACACGCGCTGACCGTAAAAAAGCGCAAAGCCTTTCTGGCACTGACGAAGCATTAGACATCAGCACGCAGATGCTGTGCCAGATGGCAGAGCTTGAGGACGGCTCAAAGGCGTTTTCCTCTGCTGATGCTCCCAAGCTGCAGCGACAGTTGCCTGAGTCTGTCTTGAACGAGCTTGAGCTGTTCTTGTTTGGCCTTGGTGAAGAGGCTGATTTTGAAGAAGCAAAAAACGACTGAAGCAGGACAGTTGGCTCAATTTTGAGTTCTTCTTGTGCTGCGAATTGGGAATGACGCTTAGCAGGCTTCGCACGGAACTGACCGATGCGGAGCTTGTGCATTTTGCTGCGTACTACGAATTGAAGGGTGAACGGGAACAGCAAGCAATGGATCGCGCAAAGACAAGACGGCGGTAGGATAAGGCCATTGCTGGGCGGTCATGGCAGAGGCAAACGTAAAGCTCAGGGTTGATTCTGGCGATGCGGTCAGAAAGCTTACCAACGTTAATACTGCAGCGATAAAGCTCAATCGGACGGTTGATGCAACAACTAAAAAAACAGCTACTGCAACCGCAAATATACAAAGATTTGGGATTAGCTTTCGTTCTGTAATTGGTCCTGTTGTTGCTATCACGGGTGCAGCGACGTTGTTCAATCGATCATTGAGCAAGTTTGCGGAAAGAGAAGCTGACGTGAAAGTGCTGGCAAGCCAGTTAATAAGATTAGGAGCTACTTCAACACAGCTTGAAGAATTAAAAAAAGCTGCGGACGAATTAGGAGACGCGACTTTATTTTCGCAGGATGACTTCATACAGTCATTTAATGTTTTGTCGTCATTCCGTGCAATTGCTGTTTCTTCTTTCACAGAAGTCTCTGAGGTTGCCGCCAACATTGCTCAGGTAATGGGGACTGACGTTAAAAGTGCAACCGTACAACTTGCTAAAGCACTTGAGGACCCAACTCGTGGGCTTACGGCGCTTTCACGTTCTGGAATTACTTTTAACGAAAGTCAAACTGAAACAATCAAAAACCTTGTCAAGTCAGGCAATTTATTAGATGCGCAAGCTTTAATTCTTGAAACAGTTAAGGGCCAGTATGATGACGCTGCGCGTGCTGCTGGCACTGGCTTTGCGGGCGCTGTTGATTTATTAGCGGAAAACACAGACGACCTTACTGAAGCCTTAGGTAAAGGGCTTGAGCCTGCAGCAGCAGCGGTCACAAACGGTTTAGCAAATCTTGTCAAAGTTGTATCTCAAATTCCAACACCAATAGGCCAAACAGCTTTGGCCATTGGCGGCGCCACTGCAGCTGTTTACGCGTTAAAAACAGCTACAGATCTTTTGATTGCAAGCAAGCTTGGCGCGTTTTTGACAACTCAAATAGGATTGTTTAAATTTTTTGGGGCTCAAATATACTTAACTGCTGCTGCAGCTGGTGTTCTAAAACTTGCTTTAGCGGCGCTCCCTTTTGCAGTAATAACGCTTGCTATTGGGACTTTAATTAAAACGTTAAATGATGCAAAAACAGCTCAAGACCGAATGAATGCAGCCATTGACAGTGGCAGCACGGAAATGATTGAGTCAGCAATTGCAATAGAAGAAGAAACACTTTCGGTTGAAAGAAATAAAGCGGCTAAAATGTCTCTGCTAGGCATAAACGCTAAATTACTTGAATCACAACAAAGGCTTAGTGCTTTACGAAAAGCCTTGGAAACAGCTAAATCAACAACCCCAGAAGAAGACGACGACGACCTTATTAAACCTCCCAAGCCTCCAGGAGAAGACTTAGCAGCCTTAGCGCAACAGCAAATCCAATCTCTAAAAGACCAAGCTTCTTTGGCGGCAGCTTTGAATGAAGAAGAAGCACGCAGGGTTCAATTTAATATTGATTTGCGAGAAATCGCAGAGAATGCAAAAGGTTTTGCGGAAGAAGATGTACACGCACAAATTGCGGCAAGGATTGAGCTTGAGGAAAAAGTCAACGCTGCTATTGCTTACAACCAAGCATTAGAAGACACAGCTAAGATAGAAGAAAAAGCACGCAAGGATCGCAAGAAGGCAGAGGAAGACGCACGTAAGGCGCGTGAATCTGATCCGCTAGTTCAGATGCAAAAAGAGCTAGACAAGCTTGTTTCAAAAGAAACGCAGGCTTTGCACGCTGCTACTTCTATCGGCAACGCCTTTACAAATGCTTTTGGTGACGTAATAACTGGGACCAAGTCTGTATCAGAAGCTGGGGCAGACATGTTGAAATCTATTGCCTCTGATTTCTTAGCAATGGCGAAAAAGATTATTGCTCAGCAGTTGATAATGATTTTGTACCAAACCATCCTGAAGGCGCTTGGTGGGCCTGGTGGGATGGGTGGGGACAACTATTTCGACCCTAAAACTGGTCTTGGTGTAGCTGGCCCAAACTTTGGGCTTGCAGAAGGTGGTGTTGTAAACAAGCCAACTAACGCATTAATTGGTGAAGGTGGCGAGCCTGAGTACGTCATTCCAGCATCCAAAATGCGCGAAAGCATGTCGCGTTATTCGCGCGGTTCACGCGGTGGTGGTGTTATTCCTGACAACCGTGGCGGTTCTGCAAGCGAAGATGGTGGCGTTGCAGTTGCCGCACCAATCGACGTTCGCTACACCGTGGAACGTATCAACAGCGTTGATTATGTAACCGCTGATCAATTCCAAAGTGGAATGCAAAGTGCAGCGGCACAAGGCGCACAACGCGGTGAACAGAACACGCTAAAACGATTACAGATGAGCGGTGGTACTCGTAAGAGGTTAGGTCTATGACAAGTTTTGCTTTTGGCCATGCGCTACGAATAAAGCCTGATCAAACAGAGCTTTACCGCTTCCAGAACTTTTTTATCGGCAAAGAGATTACGCACTCTGGTTCTGGCTATCAGTTTGTGCCGTTTGGTTTTTCTGGTGTCACTGTTAACCGCACAGGCGATGGGTTAGAAGCAACGCTTGTTTTCCCGAACAACGACTTGTCTCGTGCCTGGGGCGTTAGTGCGATTGAAAGCAGTTGGCTGATGGAAGTTGACGTGTTGATTATTGAAGACCCAGACCCTGATACAGGTTTGGCAACAACAAACACGATCGTTCACACCTACACCGGCCAAGTAACGGGCGGGCAATGGGACAACACGTCGTTAAACCTAGAACTGAGTTCAGTGCTTGATGCTGTTGGAACGGACGTGCCAAGGCGTACGTTGACGCAACGAATTGTGGGTAATTTGCCAGTAAGTAACAATGTCCGGCTGCGCTGATCTCATTGGGATGCCGTATCGGCTAGGTGCTGACGGCAGCGATGGTCATATTGATTGCATCCACCTTTGCTACAAGGCTTTAGAACATATCGGCATTGACCCGCCACCGTTCAAGCAGTCCTGGTACGAAGCGAGCAAGTGGGAAGTATCGCGTGATTTATTGAACTGGGGTTTTCGGGTCAAGAAGCCTGAGTATGATGGGGATATTCTGCTGTTACCGCAGCAATCCTGGGCATTCGCAGTCACATGGCAGACGGGAATCTTGTACGTCAATCGAATGTCGGAGAAGGTGCAATGGTCTTCGGTCCATCTACTTACGACGTACCACTGCTTCCGTACGAAAGAGAATTAATCAAGACGATTGGAATTACAGAAAAAGAGTATCAACTATTTGCGGCTGAAGTTAGGCGACGCGGTCGATTAAGACCTGCAGAATATGAGCATCTTCCTGACATCCAGGCATCGGGTCTTGACCCTGTTTCGATTATTTTAATTAACCTAGCAATTGGCTTGGTTCTTACTGGCGCTGCATACCTGCTGACGCCAAAACCAAAAATGCCCTCGGCTCCCAAGTCAGGCCGAGTTGATTTAGAAAGCATAACTGGGGCTAGCCGTTTTACCCCATCTAGGGGGTTTGACACACTCAGCGAGCTTGCAGATTATTCGGCACCAATACCCATCATCTTTGGGCTTTATGACGAAGTCAGAAAAGTGGGTGGCATGTTGGTTGTGCCAAAGCTTGTCTGGTCACGAATG